GCGACTACAAGGATGGCGACCGCGCGGCCATCCCGGTCGTGATCACCGATGTGTGGGGGGCGGGTGGGTTACCTCACCGCGAGGGGCCTCAGATCGAGTGGGAGTTCGCTGGCGGTGTTGAGGCTGGCGACCCGTACGTCACGAGCGGAGTGGCCGACGCTGCCGTGGTCATGCCGTGTCCTGACGCGGAGCGGATGGCGCTGCTGGAGGCGGTCCTGCTAGCTGCACAGGACGAACTTACCTACGGGGTGCCCACAGGGTCGCACACGCGCGAGATTATGGCGAATGCCATCGCAGCCCTAGACGCCACTTCGCAGTAACTCCGCCCACCGCCGTACCCGTTTGGAGACTCGGGCTGTAGAGGCGGGGCCGCGAGTGCGAGGCCAGCGCTACCGCCTCAGCCCTCCAGCGCTCCGGCCATCCTTCCACCGGAGGGGCCTGTATGCGAGATGGGGTCGGCCCGGCCCGCCCAGCGCCCATCGTACTCCGGATGTGTAGGGGTGTTGCGTAAGGCGGCCTGCGAGAGGTACAGTGCCTCCCAGCGCTCCGGGACCAGCCGGAGGGGCGAGATGAACGCCCAAGCCGCCTTCGCAGGGCTCATCTTACCTGCGCGAGGTTCCTCATGTCGATGGTGCAGGCTAGAGAGGTCCGGTGGGCATAGCGCTCTGCGGCTCCTGCAACCGACCCTTCGACCAGCGCGGGTCGCTCGCTTTGATCTGCGCTACCTGCCGAGGACCACAACACTGGGTCGCTCCCGAGGACAGAAACCCGGTTGAGCGATCCGTCCCCACCCCCGGTGACCGAACTCCTCTCCGCAGCCACGGTCGGCTCGGTGCCGCCATCGTGCAGGTGCGCGAGGAGCAGGGGAGGAAGCGCAAGCGGAAGCCATAGCCTGACCGACCCACTCGGGGATGTCAGGGTCTCCGAGGCGAACGACGACCGCCACTGTCACAGGTGGCAATGCCAAACGAGGCGACTGGTCGGGCTTTTTCAGGTTGTCTAGGGGGGGATTTACACGTCCCGGAGGGACACCGCCAGTCACGGAGGCATGCGAACGCAGAGAGCGCCGACGCTTAGTGACGAGTGTTCGGACGGCGCGAAGTGCTGGCCAAGGGAGCGAGAGACGGGGGCTCGGCGCAGACGCTGCGGAGACTGAGCGCGGGGCGCTTGCAGTAAGACCGAGCCATAGCACCGCGCGTGGTTGAGAGAGGGCAGAAGGAGGAGAAAATCCCGCCACGCGAAAAACGCCGCCGCACGCTAGGATTTGGCCCTCGCCAAACGTCTCATGTGTGCACACCCACGCACCGGAGGCGGCCATGCGCATCCACCGCGGCCTCGTAGCCCTCGCAGTCATCGCGTCCTGCCTCACGCCCATCGCGGCCACACGGATCGCCACGGCATGCGCCCGCCCCTGCGCAGAGTCGCCGGCAGGGCGTGGTGCGGGGACCGGAGCGCCGTCCTCGAGCAGCCGGTCCGGGCGGTCTGGCCAGCCACGTCGGAGCTCCGCAGCGCCCACGCACAGGCCCACGGGCAGCCGATCCTCGCAGCCGCACGCCAGGGCGCCTCAGCGGCCCTCCACGCCGCCTACGCCACCCTCGACGCCCGTGCCGTCACCGAGCGCCACTCCGACGCCCTGAGTCGCGTATGATCGGGGCATGATCGACCATGCGTGCGATACCAGACACTTCCAACGGCTCCCTGCGCCGTACCAGACGGCCGTGGATCGGATGCGACGCGAGCGGATCATGGAGGAGTTCCGCCACCGCTCCACCGAGGCGAAGCCGTGGCCTACGGTGCGCGAACTGACGGACCACGTTGGGCTCACGTCAAGCTCCACGGTGCAGTACCACCTGAACGCCCTACTAGCCGAGGGTAGGCTCGTCCAGCACCACGCTACGGGGTCGCGGACCATCCTGCTGCCGGCACGGGATGAGCCCTGCGGGGAGTGTGGGCGGCGATGACCACCACATGCCCGATGGATGGCACGCCTCTAGTCGAACAGTGGCGGCGGTCCCTCGACTGCGGAGAGCACTGCTACGTGGTCGATCTGCTCTGTGACGAGGCCGACGAGGTAGCGGCGAAGCATCACTTCCTCCCTTGCAAGATCGCTAAAGCCGACAAAGGAACGGTGCGGCTGTCCATCACGTTCGAGGACGAGGAGTCGCAGGTTGCAGCGCGCGATGCCTTGATCAAGGCGCTCGAGGATCGGGGATGAGCGAGAACTGTCCACGCTGCGGGCGTCCCTGCCCCTACGTCATCCAGAACGGTCAGTGCATCCAATGCCATGACGCCACCTACCTCGCACGCCTCGCCGCCGAGGATGCCGCGTGGGGAGAGCGGATGGAAGCCATCAACCTACTCCGGTACACCTATCACCGGGCGCGGTTGTCATGAGCGACCAGCGCACCTGCACCTGCGGCCATCCGTGGTCTTGGCACGCAGCACCTACCGCATATGCGTGCTGCGCGGTGGCGCTCAGTAGCCGCGAGCGGTGCTCCTGCTCGGGGTTCTCCGACAAGGACGTCATCCGAGAGGACGGGTACGCAAGGAAGCGCATCAGTGAGTCCGAGTGGCCACCACAGTTCAGGATCCCGCCCAGTTCGATCCCGCTCAGCTCGATCACTCTGTGGGAACTACCATGACCGAAAGACGCATAGACCCGCGCCCAGCCGAGACGGTCAGCCGCCTTGACGACGACCCCTTCGCCATGAGCGCCGAGGAGTGGGAGATGGTCCAGCAGTACCGCTGGGAGTATTACGACGGCGAGCCCTACGTCCCACGTCGCGAGGATGGGTACTGGGAGGACAGGGACGCCATCCACGCACCGGAAGGGTGGGCGTATCGAGCCGGGAGGCGAACATGAGCGACTGTCAGCGACCCGACTGCGATCGTCCGTCGCCCCACCTCCACGGCGATGAGTTCGGCCATCGTGACGCCCTACGTGCGCTCCTGCTGGCTGGCGTCGTCCGGCACGACGTGGACATGGTCGATGTCCTCATCCGTCCCCTTGACGAACTCGTGAGGGACGATATGGTCGATGCGGTGCGCACGATCATGGAAGCGTCGAGGCGCCCCGCAACCTGCGTTCCCGTGGACCCTGAGCCGTGAGCGCCGCTTCCCGTGGCTCCCACGTCTCGCCCATCGGCTGAGGCTGCCGGGCTACCGCTGAGGGCCTGATCCCGTCGCCTTCTGGATACACCCGACGCAGATGGCGGTGAAGAGGGCGTACGCTAGATGCCTTAGCGTGCTATACTGCTGGCATGGACACCATCACCGTCTCCGTCATGGTCTGCAAGGACTGCGGCGCTCGCTATTCCACAGTCGGTAGCGGAGGCACGGCAGCCCATACGCGTGCCACCGGACACTCGGCATGGCGCACCGTGCGCGAGATCCGCGAGGCCACACCCTCGCGCATCTCATATCAGCCGGGCTGCGGAGAGCCCACTTCATGACCGCCCCCGTCAACGCGCAGATCACCTCCCTGCGTACCGAGGGCAGCGGACGACTCTACGCGGCCCAGCCTCAGACCGTGACCCACGCCTCATCCATGGACGCTGCAAGTGCCGCACTCATGGTCAGAATGCGACGTGCTGGCCACTCTCCACGACGAGACGGCAAGGGCCTGCGAACTAGCTGGACTGCCGCTGGATACACCTGTCGCCGATGCGCTCGTGGATGGTTGGTCGTCAAACTTGAGCAGAGAGCAGGGTGGTACATCGACCCCATCTCACTCTGTCCGAGTAGGGCATCGTGACCAACCAACCCATCACGCAGATCACTGGCCTTCGGATAGACGGCTCCCACCTCGTCGCGGAGCTGGCGATCGACCTCGAGGCGCTCAACCTCACCCAGGTCTGCGCTCACTGCCGTCAGCCCATGGGCGCGGAGCGGAGCACAAAGCGCTTCTGCTCGGGGGCGTGTCGGGCAGCAGCACGGCGGCGCACCCAGCAAGGAGGACCAGCGTGAGCACCAAGCAGCGCAAACTGTACGGCTATGTGTACGACGAGGACGAGGGCTCGCCGCTTGGCCCGACCGGGCGCATTGGCATCTTGGGCACGACCGTCTCTCCATCGCTCGATCTGGTTGAGCAGCGAGCGCGAGGGAAGATGGACGAGTTCCCCGGCGTCGAGGAGGTCCGACTAGTCCGCGTCGAGTCCGTGACACATGCCGCTACCCTGCTTGGAGTGACTGTCGGTTGGGTGCCCGGCGGGGTTTTGGAGGTTTGGCGACGGGCGAAGGGAGGCCCAGCATGAGCACCAGCGACTCCTGCGCGCTCTGCGGACAGCCTACTCCTGCCGCTGCAAGACACCTGTGTGACGCTTGCTACTGGGCTACCGCTGCGGCACTGGGCATAGAACCGTTAGCGGCCGAGGCTCTCCGTGCTAGGGCCAATCCTGAGCCCCACGCCGACTGCATGCCCGGATGGTGCGTGCTTCCTCCCAGCGATCCTCGGCATACTAACCACCCAGCACCACACCACGGAGACCCAGCATGAGCACCATCACCGCCGAACAGGAGGCTGCGCTGCGAGCCATTCAGTCACGTATCGCCGCATGGCTGGTGGCTCTCCATCCCACGGCCGACCTATACTCTGAGGATCTACACAGAGAGGCTGAAGAGATCGGGCTGTCCATCGTGATGGCCGCCAAGAACGCTGCGGAAACGGCTCTGGCTGAGCGCGAGGCAAGGCTGGACGCCGCCCTACGTGACATCCGCAATGCCATGCGCGCAGGCAGATGGAGCACCATTGGCGATATCCTACACACAGTGGGACACTGAGATGAGCACCTACAAGCAGGGCGACGTAGTGGCGGTGCGCGGAGAGGTCGCCGAAGTCCACGGAAACTCACGATGGAGTCGGGTCGTGGTTAGGGCTGGCCATCTGCAAGACACCATCTCAACCAAAGCCAACGAGCGTGGTCAGGCACTCGTTGCACCCTGGCCCGACGCCGAGCGCCTCGCCATACTGGATGCGGCCCTGGGCGAGATCCGCAACCTGATACTCCACACGCCCGTGAACTGGTCCTCTGCCATCCTGCGTATTAGCGACATCCTCGACGCGACTGGGTACTGAGATGCCCACCGAACCTGCCGTCACCGTAGAGCGTGCTGCATCCGACAAGGTCTGGGAGGCAAAGGATCTCCTCATTGACGTATGCGCGCTCGCGCTACCACATAACCGGCAGGAGGCTCGCCGCACCATCTCTCAGACACAGCGGCTGCTCACCGAAGCCAAGGCGCTGCTGTCATGAGCCACGTGGCGGTACGGGCTGGTTCCGCAAGGCACACGCCATGAGCACATCGTGTGGCGTTCAGGGTCGGGTCCATCAGGTTGGGCGATGGTGGTGGACGTGGGAGGTCAGAAGGGAAGGAGCGAGCCTGCAAGTCTCGGGTGTCGCTGTCACCAGACGGGCAGCTCTAAGACAAGCCAAGCGGTGCGCCAAGAGGGAACTACGGAGGATGAGATGGGAGGAGGAAACCGAGACGGTTGCCCTCGCCACGACCTGTGAGTCCCACATGGACCTCCCTAATCACAAAGTGGCTGCGCCAGAGGATGGTATTGCGGTGAACGAGTACGAGCCGGACTCGTGGAGCGTCACGCCCAGCGAAGCTGCCGAGCGCACGCGGGCTGTCGCAGAAGCTACACGTGGGATGCCAGCAGTGCTACGTGATGAACTGTTACGTAGAAATAGGGTCCAGCCGAGGCGAATGGTGTTGCATCGAGCGCCGCCGCGTCCGCGCCCCTCCCGCCCTCGTCGTCTGTGGCTCTGGCTGACCGGGTGGCTGCCATGACCCCAGTGGAGTGGATCGCGCTAGTCAGTGTCGCCGTAGGCATGGGCGCCGTTATCGCAAGGTACCTGTGGTGGCGCTGAGCATGAGTAAGTGCGCCACCTGCGGGACGCCCGTACAGCGATCCACCGCAGCCGCTATCGTCTGGACCGACCCGCCGCAGATGTGGTGCTTCGCCTGCTGGGACAGCGACGACGAGGCCGTGGAGCAGTACCGGGACGCTCAGGTGGTGGGTATGCCTCCAGGGCGACTGTGGGGTCGGCTATGAGGGTGCGCCTCTGGCGACTGCGGCCGACCACGCTGCGCGTGAACATGCTGCTTCTTCTCTCTGCGAGACGCGCCACCAGCGCCGACAACCTCAGCGAGGACATGGGGATACCGCACAAGGTGGCCGTGCAACTGCTTACCGAGTTCGCGCACCGTGGGTGGCTTGACTTCCACGGCCAGTGGTCCAGTGACAGCCAGATGCGAGACTGGTACGCACTCACCGATGCGGGATGGGATGAGGTGCGGCGACACTGGCCTATGGTGCACAGATATCGCCTCAGGGCCGAGCGTCAGGCCACCCCCTCGTCCACAGATGCATAGTCACCCTGAGCCGCCCATAGCGGACCATCCGCAGCGTCGTCCCACGCAGAGTATGAATACACGACGAAATGAGGGCAGCGCGGGTGAGCTGGAATGTCCATCATCGCGCACACGTCCGCAGGCTGCTCGCCGAGGCCGATGAAATCCATGCAGCCTGTGCACTCCGCGGCGTAGGGTTCCACGTGGCCGGTCTCGGCCGCTCCCTTGTTACGCCGGTTGAACTCTCGCCCCGCACCGTTGAACGAGATGGACGCCTGATGGTTGGCCCACATGCTGGCCTTCCAGTCCCGCCTACCCTGTAGCCAGTCGTCCATAGCCCCACGCACCGCCATCCTGCGCTCCTCAGGCGTCAGCACGGCCTCTCCGCGCATCCTCGTACCAGGCGCCACCTCGAGCCAGCGTGCCCCCACCGCAGACGCCGCATCACGGTTCCACGTCTCCGCGATCTGCTTCGCCACGGCGGTCGACTCATCACGCAGCGCAGAGAGCACAGCAGGGTCAGTGATACCCCGTACCGGAGCGCGGCCCAGACCTGCCAACTGCGTGTTGATCCCGGCCAGATAGGCGCGCGTCTTGAGCTCCAGCAGCATGCCGGCGAGGTCGGTGGCGTCCGCAGCGTCCATCGCGTAGTCCGAGTACAACGCCTTGACGTACGCGGGAGGTTCCGCGGCGAACATCAGGTAGTCCAGCCCACCCTCGGAGAGCATCAGGCGGCCCACGGCGTCACCCACGAGCGTTCGGTCCTGATGGCTGACGTCGAAGTCTGGATGGACACCCTGTGCGGTCTGCACGGCGTAGATGTGGTGGGTGCCGTTGGCGATGGCGCTGACGTAGCGGCGGAAGGCTTGCAGGTAGAGCGGATCCGTGAGGTGCTGTAGGACGCTCGGGATGGCGTCTGGTGCCTCTATGGGCGCCTGCTGGGCCTGCTCCTGCCCCTCAGCGTCGAGTTCTGCGTCCGCCTGCACGTCTGTCTGGCCGGTGGCGTCCGTACCGAGTTCGCCCTGCGCCCTGACCTTGGCGTGCCACTCCGCGACCGATGACTTGTTCGCTCCGACCAGCGCCGCAGCCTTGCGGTAGGACGCGCCCTCACGTACAGCGTCGATCGCGGCCTTGCGCCTATCCTCGGGGTGGCGGAAGGCGAGGCGGTCAGGCATCGCGCTCGTGCAGTTCGGCGGCCCGCTTCGCCCGCACCTCGGACCTCGCGCCCTGCCATGCTCCCGCAGCAGTTTCCACCAGCGCCCAGATGCTCAGCGCGGTGACGTAGGGGACGAGCCCAGCCCAACCTGTCACGAAACTCACCGGCAGCATGACGACCCACAGGCAAGCGCGCAGACCATGGAACCACACCCAGAACTGCGGACTGTCGATGGCATCACGCATCCACTCCCTCATCCCATAGCCACGCCAACTCGCTGTCATACTCAGGATGGCCGTGCACCTTGTCGAACGTCTCAAAGTCAGGCCAGATGCTGTGCGACTGTAGGTGCGTCAGCCAGCGGACAACGACCGTGCCGTCAGCGAACTCAACGCCCTCTAATTGCGGCTCCTCTGGCGTGTTCGCGTAGCCGCCTGCAAGGTGCTGCGCTGGCGGGTTGCGGCGGTAGAGGCGGAACGTCCTCATACGTGCTCAGTGGCCATGCCGCCTCGCATCGAGGTTCCACATCACGCAGACAGCCACGCTCACGCATGCCTCAGCGATGGCGACAGCAGAGGCGAGCCAGAACTCTACGGTCACGGGCGCGGCTCCACCGTGGTGCGCATCCACCGCTCGGTAAGACCCCGCCGCTCGGCTTGCCAGTCCTGAAACTCGGGCTCCATCGACCGCAGCAGCGTCAGCTTCTCGATAAACGGCAGTGTCAACTTCACTCGCTGCATGGCGAGGTAGTTGGCAAGGTCGTTCCAGTTGTCCAGCGGGACGCGATACCCACCTGTGCTCTCTACGTCCACGCCGCTATCCATCAGTGCCATCCTGCGCGATCAGCGCGCCAGCCTCAGCGAAGGCGTCACGTACGACCACAGGGTTGGCGGTACTGCACGTCATGTAGATGCTACCCATCTGCGCCACATACCGCTCGCAGTATTCACGTTCTGACAGACCGACCAGAGCGCATGCTTCGGAGATCCGTGGCTCGCGGTAGAGGCGTCGAGCACGCGCATAGCGACTGACCATCTCGTCGTGAATGTCAGCCACTTGCATGGCGCCAACTCCGCTGCACGACATCGATACTTGCATCATGCCTTCCTCCCCAACCCTGCGATGAACTCCGACAGTCTGCCCTCATACTGCGAGGCGATCACGCGGTGCTGCGGCACGACGACGGACTCCGCAACCCCCGCATGCCGCAACCTCCCCGCCTTGGCATCCGCGTTCACCTTGCGCACCACCTCCTCGGGCGTCTGCTCGCTCATGCGTATCTGGTAGGGCCTGCGCGTCCGCTTCAGCCGATCCGACGGGCGCTCTGGCTTCTGTCCTACCTCTGCGCGCATGTCCGCCAGCGACCCTACGAACGCCTCCGTGGCGCGGATCCTGTTGCGGTCCACGTCGGTCAGCCTGCCTTGCGGACGATCCCACGGCCGACGCGCCCACGCCTCGTTGAACTTCTGCCGCCCGTTCTGCGCCGCCGATGTGGTGATCTCCGCTCCGCTCGGTGTGGCTCCGTCCGCTGCCGCTGGTGGGGCCACGGGTTGCCCTCCGACCGTGATGCCCATGCCCGTCGACGTGCCCGGGATGGGGTAGCGTGGGCCGGGGTGGCCGATTGGATACTGCGACTCGCCGGCGATGGTCTCGATCAGCGACTTGAGTGACTCATCGGTGACCGAGTTGTCCCGCTCCGGCATCTCCATCTGCTCGCGCACCCAGTCCTCGAGCGAATCATCAGGCGTCAACACGCCCCACTGCGACAGCGAGCCGATGCCTCTGGCCAGCCGCTCGAAGTTGCGCTGCCCGATCGGACCATGAACCAACCTCGGCATGTCGCCGGCCGTCACGCCCGCGAAGTTGTATCGCATCAGCGTGGGAATGCCGGGAGCCAAGTTGAACACCTGCGCCGTGTAGTTTGCCACCGCACCGATCGCCATGAGGAACAGTTCGCTCTGGTCTGTGCTCAGCGAGTACGACCCGACACCCTTGGTCCCCAGCTGCACGAACTGTGCCAGGATGGACATGAGGATGGCGGTGTCGTGGTGGTCGATCGCATCCTGCATGGCGCGGCCTTCGATCTTGTTTGTCAGCAGCGCCACGCCGATGTGCTCCGGTGCGATGACCGCGGCGTTCTCCGACACGCGCATGTTCTGGCCAATCTGCCTAGCCGCCGCCACCTCGCTCGCCGAGAAGTCCTCTGGGAAGCTGATGTGCGGAATACCGACGTAGGAGCGCTCAAGCCCGATCGCCTGGATCTTGCGCAGATCGTCCTTGTACGACCACGGCTGGAAGGCTTGACGTATGAGCGGGCGACCATCGAAATTGTCCCCCAGCATGTCGCTGACCCAGATCAGCAACTTCTCGCGAGGGATGGTGATCTGCTCGTAGGTGGGAGGGGCCTGCTGCGTCATGCTCACGAGCTCGCGCTTGCGAGACCCGCTGCGAGAGTCGATCTCCTCCACGTTCCATCGGTATTTGCTCAGCTGGCTGCGATAGGCCAGCTTCGACCACCCGACGTAGTTCGCGTACTCGCCGTCCTCGATGATGTCGTACACGATCTCGGAGACGGAAAACCCGGCCCAGTTCATCGTCAACGCCTGCCGAAGCACGTCGTCCATGCTCTGCGTGCCGAACTCCCACAGACACCAATGGATGAAGTCGGCTCCCGCGACGTGCTTGGGATCCTCGCTCGCGGGCTCCACGTACCACCGCGCCGCCCGGATGGGCAGTTCCACCGCTCTCAGCGCCGCCGCCACCGTGGGATCCATGCTCATCTGCTGCAGCAGGCGCAACCCGCGGTCACCCTGCAGGGCGACGTTGGGATCCTCGAACACCTGACCGGACTGCAGGCGCGTTCCCGACACGCCGACCTCGCGCAGATCAACCTGCGACCGCTGGTCCTTGGGCAGCCCGCGCCGTGCGTCCGCCAGCCTGATCGTGCCGTTGCCGTTCGGGATGAGGATGCCGCCAGGGTCAGGCATGGGCCACGGCGACGCGCTGCGCATCGTCCAGCGGGTCGAACTCCACAATGCCATGCACGCCGCTCGGGCGCGCACTAGATGGGTAGCCATGCACGCTCAGTACGCCGCATCCCGGACAGCAAGACCACCAACGCTCGATGTCCGCATGCTCGCCCAGCGTGAACGTCAGACGGACCGCAGTACCGCAGCGATAGCAGTCTGACGAGATGGCATGTTCAGGATCAGGCAACGGGATCCCCCATGTCCGGCATCCCGTAGGCGGCGACCGAGATGAACTGGCTCGCAGAGAGTGTGTCCGGGTCGATGCCGAGCGCCAGCACCTTACGCAGCGCCGCCGCCTCACCTGCGTCCGTGAGCGCCCATGTGTCCGGCTCGTCACCGTAGGGAGCGACGAGGCCAGCCTGGACAGCGCGGTCCCACTTTGCGTTCAGCGTGTCGGTGTCCAGTGCCATGGCCGGACAGTAGCGGACGCTTGCACCCTGCCCGTCCGTATGTCCGGACAGAGGAGAGGCCACCGCCCACATTGGACAATGGCCTCCCTGGTCAACGGACCGGCCCAAGGGGATTAGACCGTCGTCAGTCTAGCAGGGAAGTATCCCGTTGGCGACTCCGATGCAGCGCCACCACCGCACCCCACAAGTCTACAGGCTCGCCTGACACCTCAGCCTTGCTCTCCACTCCCAGCGTGACAGAGCCGGTGGTCCACGGCGCGCTGAGTTTCGCCCAGTCCCCATGGAACTCGACCACCGTCTCGGGATCGAACACGACCGACACTGCGGAGACGCTAACCAACTGACGACCACCCTTGCGACAGACGCTGATCGACCCATCCTCATGCGTCAGAGCAACGGTTCGTCTTTTCACGCTACCGCCTCCCTGCGCTGTAGGTTGAAGTTCGGCCGCATCCCCGGCACGACGACGGTCCGCCAGCCGCAACCATGGCCGTAGTGGTACACCCTCTCCACACCGTGCTCCACCGACCGCTCGATCATGTCCCGCGTCCCTCGCGACACGGTCAGATCGTCAGCGAAGGCGATCACCCAGTCTGGCCGCCCCTCGTCCAGCATGCGCTGATTGCGGATCACCCCTGCGGCACGCCCGATGCTCCAGTCTGCCGGGTAGGCGCGCACCTCGATGCCCATAGCGTAGGCCAACCGGGCGTCTCGTCCTGCCAGTCGCGCGAGCCTGCGATGAGGAGCCTCACACATTCACCCAATGGTCACGCTCTGCTCGACGCTTGAGCCAGTCCGGCGGCTCGGCGTCACGGCGGTGGTCGCGACAGCGCAGACAGAAGTGCGGACACTTGCGATCGATCTCGTCCACCAATTCGTCAGGAGTACCTGATCTATCCCGAATATCGCGTAGCAGGAAATACCACGCTACCGCCGACTCCTCCTCGGGAGTGGCAGGTGCCGCCCTGCGCGTCTCTGCACGGTAGCGACGCGATCCCGGGATGCGCTCGCCCGGACGTTGCGCTGAGGTGTCGCTCACACCGGCCTCCTGGACAGCAGCCCAGTCGGCACCGCAAGCTCGCGGTTGACCGCTGCCAAGTCGCTACTGTCGCTGCGAAACGTCAACTGCGAGTAGGCGCCGCTCAGGCAGTCCACGATATCGTCATGGCCTCCCGGGAACGCCTCGAGTTCGTCCATCACCTCGCTGTACCACCTCGCTGCTACCACGCTGATCTCCCCGTGGCTGGCCGCCGCGCTGCACGCCCGAGCCCTGACCTCCTTCGGGCCAGTCTCCTTGACGCCCTTCGCATCATAGCCTCGCAGCAGGCGCCGGATGGTGGCGCTGTAGTGCTTGCCGGCCGACCCCGGCTCCTCGCCCCACCGCACGCTCACCTCGCGGCCGTCGATGATGGCCTGATTAGCGATGACCTCCTCCACCTTCCCCGGACCCCATCGACCGCGCACCACGTCCACGATGTATGCCTGTCCGCGGTGGTCCTGGCAGAGCAGCAAGCCGACGGTCCAGTCTGGGTCTTTGTTCGTCTCGCTCTCCTCTGTCGCCGCAGTGTCCCACCACCGGATCTGACGCCGCAACGCACGCGGTAGCGTTTCGATGACGGGGAACCACTCGCGCTTGAACATGTTGCCAGCGACAGTGACGTCCCAGTCACCCTTGAGTAGACGCGCTCGCGTTACGGGATCAAGGCGCATGAGGTTGGCAACGTAGGCGTCACGGTCGATGTGCGGGTTATCAGCGATAGTTGCACGAACGAAGGGACGTTCAGGCTTCGGCGCCATCGGTGAGAACCGCGCCTTGTACCAATCATGACCAGGGCCGCCAGGGTTGGTGGCAGACCGCATCAGTCCCGGCACGTCAGATCCTGCCAACCGACGGATACGTGAGAACAGGAACAGATAGTCTTGCTCCCTGAACATCGTGCACTCATCGAAAGCAACGAGCGAGAGTTCCGACGACTGATAGCGCAGGCGGTCCACGCTGGCCTCGAGATAACCGAAGGTGAGCGATGCGCCAGATGGGAACCTGAACGTAGACGACTGCGCATCCCATCGCACCTTGCCGCCCAACCATGCGAACGCGCGATCCAGCAGTGCACCGGGCAGCGTGAGCTCGCGGTGCGTTTTGCGGAGGATCAGGCCGGCGTATGTTGGACGGTCCACGTACATCAGCGCCGCCATCAACAAGGAGTCGCTCTTGCCGCCGCCGGCGGCTCCTCCCACACCCACCTCCTCTTGCGTGAGAGCGAGGAACGCAGCCTGTATCGGCGTCGGGTCGTGAGGGATGTACGGGTTACGCGCTACGTTCTGCTTTACCCACAGGACGCGGCGGCCGATCTCCTCAACGGTCGGGAGTGGCATCCGGTACTGGTATCTCGTCGTCTGTCGCCAACCGTCCGGCGTATACGCTGTGCCACACACCGCACACTGGACAGTCAAGCGGCCTGACAGGATCGCCAGCGCGAAAGATCATGAGTATCGGGTTGGCTTGGCAGTTAGCGCAGCGCCCAACCATCCGGTAGATGTTCTGCGTGCGATCTTGGCACCTACTGCATTCGCATTTTCCACTGGCGGTCGCAACCATCGCCATCCCCCCAGTCATGCTGCACCCTCGTCATACCGACGCCGCCCGTTGGGCTTTACCACAGGCGCATCTACCACATTACGCACAGCAGGCTCCGTCAGGCGCGGCACATCTGCCACCCGTGGCGCATCCTCAACCGTCCCCGCTCCCAGCGCCGCCATCGCCATAGTGATCGCGGTTGTCAAGGCGCTCTGCGACACGTCCACCTTGACGGTATGGGTCGTGTGTCCGCTCACCTCTGCCTGCACATCGACGCGGTTACCGAAGTACGCACGCGATATCGGCGAGCGCTCAAGAAACCACATGTCTGCCTTGGGGTCGCCCGCCAGCGCCGCGTCCTCGATACGCTTGATCCTGCGGTAGACGCTCTCGGCCTCGGCCTCCTCCACTGCGCGACGCAGATGGGGGCTCATGCGTAGCCAGCGAAAGAACGTCTGCGAGGTGACGCCGACCGCCGGTCCTGCCAACGTGCGCGGTGTGCCCATGCGGATCACGTCGAGCATGGACGCCTCGACGGCGGGGCGGTTGGCGATGGGCGCGCCCACTACTCTCGCCCCCACGGCCACCACGCACGCCAGCGGGGCTCTGCGGGCAGCGTGTAGGTACTGTCGCCCGTAGTGCCGATCTGTTCGCCGTACTCCGCGGCGTAGTGCTCGATGCCGGAGCGCGGGATGATCGGCAGTCCGTAGCGCTGCGACGCACGTTCGAGCAGGGTTCGCCAGCGGACCATGTCCACCTCGCCTCGTGACCTGAACGGATACCATGCGTCCTCGGTCAGCAGACAGAGCGGTTGGGCGTACTCCGCACGAATGGTCTGTGCCTTGCTCGTGCCGTGGTACGTGCTGCCGTACATGGTCGCCACACCGATGACGGGGTCCTGCACCGTGCTGATCGACCCACGCCAGAGTTCGTCGAAGATGCCGGCCAGCGTGGTTCGGGCGTAGATACCGCAGCGGCATGGCCCGTATGGTGCTGCGTGGTCAGGATGCCGGCCGGTCATGATGGGCTGCCTGCACTCTGCGACCAACTGCGCACCGACCGGCCACGTGACGAACTCGAAGATGCTCAGCAGCCGTCCGAGTTCGTCAACCCTCCACGCGCGGTATCCGACGATAGGCGCACTCATGCAGGCACGGGCTCCGCGGGCTCGGGGACGGGCATGGGGATGACGATGGGCTCGGGTGCGCCCCGCTCGTCCAGCCGCTCGTCCTCGTCGCGTCTCACGTGCGTACCCTCCCCAAGGACGGAGGCGCCAGCGATGCAGCCCGCATGTCCTCCTCGGCCACCTGCCTGCCCTTCATGTAGCGTGCCCGGACGTCACACAGGAACGAGGCGATCCACAGGAAGTCGGCGGACGGCGGAACACCAGCAGACGCGTCCAGTGATGCGCCGCCGTCTGGCGGAATGGTCACCATGGCGAGCGTGTACGTGCCGGGGAGTTCGCGACCGTCGATCACCAACCCGCCACCCTGCGCGAACACAGAAACGTTCAGCCGGTACGTGCTGTCACCCTCGAGAGCGAGCACCCTTGACGCCACGATGAGGTGATAGAGGCCAGCGCCGTTGCCTGGGATCCAACGCACGTCGAGCGGGGCATCTGGGCTGGCGAACGCGAGGATGTAGGGGTGGGTGGTCACAGGTGCTGCCCCGCCTCGTCGTATGCCGCGCCTTCCAGCCACGCGATGTTCGCCATGGCCACGGTGCTGGTCTGCGTGACGATCGGCCCCAGGTCCGCGACGAACCGGCGGCAGTACGCCTGCTCGTCCTCGTCCGTCTCGACGTGCTGGCGATACCACTGACGGGCGTTGCGGTAGCGGGCCACGAGCTCGGGGTAGACGCTCTGGGTAGGCGTGTCGGTCATACAGTCGCTCCGGGCTTGTCCAACTCAGCCGTCCACTCAGCCGTCAGCGCGGCCTGCTCTGCCTTGCTCATAGTCGAGGTCGTGTAGGGCACACTGATATCGGTCAGAGAGCAGTCAACATGGACGGGTGGACGACCAGCGAGTACCCACCGGATGTACCCGATGCGGTCACGCACCCTCCAAAACGTCCTACGAAGCATAAGAGGCACCGTCACGTGAACAACACCTCCACCGACCTCGTGCACTGAAGGCATCCGAACATGGGTGGACCGCCACTGGGCTTCGGCATCAAGGCAACCATCGCCTCCTTGCACTCCACGCACCGCAGGGTCATGGTGTACGCCGCCACGTCGGCGTCCTCTGGCGGGAACAGAGTGGCGATCTGGGCCGCGAACGAGATCTCCTCGGTCTGCTCAGCCATCATCGCCACCCAAGGCACGCACTGCCGCCAGCGCCTCGCCCATGGCCACCCGAGACTGATGCGTCAGTCTACGCAGAAGATCGTCCACCGCTTCCTCCGTTGGCGCGCACTGCAGGATGAAACTCGGCTCCCGCCACTCGCTCTCACGCGGGTAGAACCGCTCCTCGCCACCAATGAGCCGCCTGCGTGCCGTTGGGTTAGGGGCTTGGTACCGGAAGGTGACCGTGCAGGCGATCATGCGCAGATGGTCAGACACGTCGAGGGCGGCTGGGTCGAAGTTTTCGTCCTCGTCGTCGGGCTCGTCAGGACCGTTACCGTTGAGCTTGCGCCGCGCTTCGGACACCGACCGAGCCTTGCCCTCATGGATCGCCTCTGCCACGCGCTCCTGCTCTTCGGTGTCGAGTCGCCCCAGGGTGAGAAGGTCGGTCTGACTGTTCGCCACGCCCGTCGACCGGATGGCGTCGCGGATCTCCCGAGGGAGACGCATGACGATCTCCACCCGCATCCTTGCGGTCCGCTCTCCCAGCCCAACCTGCTCCGCGATGGCCTTCGTGGTCATGGGAGGTCCGGCAACATTTGCCGGTCCTACTTCTGTGTGTTGGTTGTTGCCGCGTTCGGCTCGTAGACCCATCTGCCGAAGGATCTCGCTCCGTCTTACGAGATGCTCGCCCTGCTCAAGAATGGTCAGCGAGTGGTGCTGTAAGTTCTCGTCGATCTCTGCGAGTTCGGCATCGAGCGGGTCATAGTCCTTCACCAACGCAGGGATGGCCGACCACCCGAGGGACTTGCAGGACAGCAGGCGGTGGTACCCACATACAAGGATCCAACCCGAGTCGTCGGCCCTGACCGTGATCGGGTTGAGCAATCCAGACCGCTGGACGCTCTGCTGGAGTTCGGAGAAGTCCGACCGCTCACGCTTGCGCGGCAACTCCACCGTGATCTGGTCGATGGGCAGCAGTACGTACTCAGAGGCCATGATCACCGTCCCGAGGCATACACATGCTCTAGCTTGCGAAGCCCCCGCGAGTTGCGCACGGCGGCCAGGGCACACACCGGGCACCGCGTGGGCTGCCGACCTCGGTGTAGGACGCAGTGCAGTGCCCGCCCCTCATCCCCGAAGATATCCGCGAGTTCGCCCACCGCTGCAATAGCATCCTCGGTGAGCTTCTGTTTCCGCAGAACCTTGCCGTCAGCGTGGATGCTGTCGAGATGGCGATCGGCGTCTGCCATGGCGGCTGTGTATGCGAGCGGCGAGGTGCTGAGCGGTCGGGTGGACCTTGTGGCTCCGCTCACTGGCGGGCAACCGCTCCAGTCCGTGCAAGCCGACACACTGCGAAAGATAGCACCTACGCAGGGTAGTCGTGCAACCCGAGTGCAAACCCGTGGTCTCGGGTGCCCTCCGTGGCCTCGCGCGTACGCGGGTAGCGCGCACTAGGCGCGCATCACGCCACGCCTGCACGGGCTCGCGCACGAGGCACTGGAGTTCCGTGGTATCGCGACCCCCTAGCCTCACAGCCTCACGGCCCTGTATGATCCACGTCAACACCAACCCACCAGCGGAGACCCAGCCCATGCCCAAGACCAACCTCGCAGTCGCCCCGGACCACTCGGTCGGTCCGGAGGAGAACCATCGCACCGTCACCGTCATCTTCGAGTCCGATATGGCTTGGGATGAGTTCGGAGAGCTGGTCAAGTACCTCAAGCGGCGCGTCGGGTCTAACGAGGCCACCCGGGTGCGCGTCACGGACGAGAACGGCAACCCTCTCCGTGCTCGCCTCACCGGCAGCTTCTGAACTCGGAGGCAAGGCGGGAGTGAGGAAGCACATCGGGATACATGCCTACTTCACCCACGCTGAGCGTGACTGGCTCCGCGAGATGGGCGATACGGCTCACGACCTGTACAAGAACTCAGTCCCAGTGCCCTCCAAGCTCTACTCGCTCTCACGGGTGATCCGTGCCTCTGTCCGGGTGGCGATGCGTCACCCGGACGAGGTGCTGGAGGCGGTGCGGGCGGACGCAGCGAACGCCGAGGAGGACGACGGATGATCCCCGCAGCCATCCTGCTCGTGATCGCAGCGGCCGGTTTCGACGCGGTAGTGCACGTCCCGATCGAGCAAGCCCTCGCGGTGTTCGTCGGCCTCCCGCTGTTCCTGCTCGGCTTCGCGTGGGTACTCGTCCGCATCACCCAGCCCCCCGTTGCCCGCCCTGTTCGGCGTCCCGTGCGTGGTGAGGTCGTCGTGTCTCGACCGCCCGTCTACCGCATCGCCGATACCCAGTACGGCACGCCCATCCCCGCACCTCGCCTGCGGATCCTCCGAGGCGACAGGAACGACGCGCCATGAGCAAGATCGACCCGACGCGGTACTGCGGCCATCCACTTTGCTCCGGGCATGTCCACGACGGGGCGGACCCGCGCGACTCCCGCATCGCTGAATTGAAAGAGAACAAGGTTCGCCTCGCGAACCTGTGCGAGACGTCCCAGAGGCTAAGCGATCGCTTCCTGGAACGAGCACGCACCGCATGGGATCTACTGACCGAGGCGCTGGAGGTAGGGCTGAACCCTGACAACTTCGATAGCGTCGGCTTGGAGGCACGCATCCGCTCCGAACTCATGGATGAGCCACTGCCATGAGCGTGCTTTACGGCGGCGGGTTGGTCGCGGCCCTCGGGTTCTGCGGCCTCGGCCTCGGCTACGCGGTGAACGCGATCAACACGCCCGCCCCCACCCCCGCGCAGATCCGCATCCAAGAGAAGGCACAGGCCCTGCACCTCAGCCAAGAGCAGCAGCAGGCCCAGATTGACGCTCTGAACGCCAAGCTGGACTCGGAGTGGCACTTCGACCGTGCCTCAACGTGGCTGCGACTGCTGGAGATCGGCGGTCTTGCCACCCTGACCGTCTGCATCCCAGCAGGAGCCTTGGGCGGTACCGCTTGGCTCATCCACCACAGCCGCAAGGAACTGCCGACCAAGGATCTCCGCGTTGGGCTCCGGGGGATGGACTACGAGCAGAAGCGGACGATCCTTCGCGATCGGCTGCACGTCGCCGCCATTGCGGCCGGCAACCCCGCACTGCCGAAAAACCTCGCGCACCTGCACACCGTCCAGTCCCCACGGATCACTGGCGGTCAGGCCAATCTCGTTGAGGAGCCACCGCTGACCATCTCCCGTATCCCTGACGTGCCGAGTGTGGGACGGCTGATCCAGTCCGGCGAGATCGGCGGTAACCGACCGCTCCTGTTCGGCTACGCGGAGACCGGAGGTGTGAGGCACGAGGGACGGGAGCATTTCTCCATCGCCATCGTCGGCAAGCCAGACTTCGGCAAGTCGAACTCAGGCGGCGTGGTGTTCGCCCAGCACGTCCTCCTCGGCGCAGACGGCGTCCTCTGCGACCCCCACGCCGGCAACCCGCGCAGCCTCGCCACCCGGCTGGCACCGCTCGAGGAGGCGGGCGTGTTCCTGCTGCCAACCGCGGACAGCCCGAAGGAGATCCTATCGGCGGTTAGAACGGTCCACGGAGAGCTCAAGGCGCGAGAGGGACGGCAGAAGCGGTGGCGCAAGGACAACGGCCCCAGCGTCCCGGCGCCCAAGGATCGGCTCCTCTCGCTCGTCATCGACGAACTGCCAGAGCTGCTCCGCGGCGAGCTTGCCGACGACCTCCCGCCCCTGCTCGCAGACATCATTCAGGCTGGCCCGAAGATGAACATAGTCGCCTTGCTCATGGGCCAGCAGTGGGCCACTATCGCCGTCGGCGGGGCGATGGTCCGCAACTCTATCCCGGCAGCGATCCTCCACAACTGCCGTTCCGTCGATGCCCGAGCGGCCTCCGGGCTCCGCAGCGCGAACATCCCTGATGGCGTCGAGATGCTTGGGCAAGGCGAGGCGTTCATGGTCGCACCAGGCGTCAGTGCGGTGCGAATCACGGTGCCTCGCCTGGAGGCGGATGACCTCGTCGAGGTGGCGCGACTGGCCGCAGCGCAGCGCGGGAACGGGCTCGGGAACGGCGCGGACTTACGGTTCCTGCGCCAAGGAACGGCAGTAGGAACGACGATCATGGAGGCTGCGGTTCCCGCACGGATTTCGGCCGGTTCCGAATACGAATCCGCCGTTCCTCGCGCGGGCGCGCGGGCGCGCGTAGGGGACGAGCGGGCAGACAAGATCATCGCCATGCTCACGGCCGGCAAGAAAATCCCTGCTATCGCCAAGGCCCTCTACCAGCCCACGGTGGGTACGGAGCGGCTGGTCGGCAACGCCTACTACGCAGCGACCGATGAGGTAACCGAGGTGATCGCGGAGTGGGTAGCTGCCAAGGCACAGACCGAAACGCAGCCACCGCTGACCATCCTGCCGATGGACGACGAAGCTAAGGAGAGCGATTGATGGGTGTCGTGTGGCTCGATTGCGAGACGACCGGGCTGGATCCTGAGCGTCACGAGATATGGGAACTCGGGTTCATCGTGGACGTACTCCCGGGACAGGAGTGGGAGTTTCAGCTTCCCGTCGACCTCTCGCGTGCTGACCCGACCGGGCTGAGGATCGGCAGGTTCTACGAGCGCCGCTACGTCATCGCTCCGCACATCCCTGTGGCCGACCTCTGTCGCTGGCGGAATACGCCGGACAGCGAGTGGGTCATCACCACCCCGCGGGAGTGTGCCGAGATCGTGGCACGGCTCCTCGACGGCGAGCACATGGTAGGAGCGGTGCCATCGTTCGACGCTGCGTTCCTGAGCCGCTGGCTGCGGGCGAACGGTCACGCGCCGACGTGGCATTATCACCTCGTAGACGTGGAGAACCTTGCCGCTGGCAAGTTGATGATCGAGCCGCCGTGGAATAGCGACGACCTCACGCGTGGGCTGGGGCTTGAGGTGGACGAGGCGGGGCGCCACACGGCCATGGGCGACGCGCGCTGGGCGAAGCGGATGTACGAGGCCGTGTTCGCGTGGGAGGGAGAGTGATGGGCGCTGAGTCTCCAAAAGGCGACGCACCGCGCCGTGAGCACTCCGATGAGTGGTGCGAGGCCCTTGACCGAGAGAGGCGGGCCAAGATCGCAGAGTTGGAGGCAGAGGTGGATGCGCTGCGAGCAGAGCGGGATCGCCTGCTCGCCATGTTGGCGCCAGATGAGTACGGGCTGCCGACTGGCCCGGCGCTGGCGCCTGAGGATCGGTGACGCTGTGTGGCTAGCCCCTTCCGCGTCTACCCCGGCAGCACCTACCCAGAATGTTGGCCAGACCTCAGCCGCAAGTTCCGCCGAGGCAAGAGGTGCAAGCGGTGTGGTACGGATCGGGCGCTACAGGCTCACCACAAGAACCGCAGACCGAACGACTGCCGGCGGGCTAACCTCATGGTGCTCTGCCGCCCCTGCCATGAGAGAGAGCATGGGCGCAAGTTCCCCGATCTACCCGGAGGTGTGATGGCGACCCGGACCAGACGGCCAGCGAGGCGGGCCAAGGCGCCCAGGATCACCCACGACCAGCGGCGCAACCTGCACGGCATCGGGGCGATCGTGGCGGCGCTGCTGTCCATCCCGCTCCTGCTCATCCCGCAGGGGTCGGTGCTCACGGACTGGCTGGGGGTGGGCGGGGATGCTCTGCTCGTGGCCGGACTGCTGCTGGTGGGAGTCCGGCTGCTGCTGGGCCACGGTCACGCCTCGATCTGGGGTGTGGGCATGGCGATCCCAGGCGTGGTAGGGCTGGTCGGACTGGCGTCGACAGGATGGGCGGGCCAGATCGGCGCAGGGTTGGCGGACTACACCGCGGCTCACGTCGGGCCGTGGTGGGCAGCGCTGGCTCTGCTGGGGCTGACCGTTGCGGGGCTGGTACTCGCTGTGGATCTGGACGTGCCGACCGTGAGCAGGGCGGTGTGGGCGCGCCTGCGAGGCTGGCTGGGGTCGGAGCGGGTCGGTAACTGGCTGCGCGGGACGGAGACTGAGGACGAGCCCGAGTCTCCAATCGTCACCGCTGAGCCCGTCTCCACCGCGAGCCGCAAGCACGCTGGCGACATGCCGCCGTGGCTGCGAGGGCCGCTCGAGGACGCCAAGGCCAACCCGCCGCAGCCCATGCTGCCGCTCGAGGACGACCGCGGCACGAGCCTCAGCGTGGCGGTCGTGGACGCACCTCGCCGGCACCGCACCACGCCGGATATCCGCATCCTCGATGACGCCCCGGTGGACACGGGGAAGATGCGCGACCGCGACCGCGCCGTTGGCGAACTGCTCGTCTCGAGCCTCACGCTGCTCAACGCGCCGGCCACGATCACGGAGATCAACGGCGGTCCGGGGGCCACGCAGTACGTCATGCGGGCCACACCGGGAGTGACCGCCAGGAAGTACGCAGGGACGCAGACCGACCTCGCCCTCGCCCTCGGATCCGCGGTGCGCGTGCAGGCTCCCATCCCCGGACAGGCTGCGATCGGCATCGAGGTGGCGCACGCAGACCGACAGATCGTCACCCTGCGCAGCGTCCTGCAGTCCCCCGAGTTCGTCCGGATCGCCCATCACTCACATGTGGCCTTGGGGATCGGCGCCGACACCTCTGGCAGGCCGGTGATCGCTGACCTCGCCCGCATGCCCCATCTGCTCATCGGAGGCACCACGGGGAGCGGCAAGTCCACGCTGGTCCGGGCGCTCATGGCCTCGCTGCTACTGCAGTCCAGCCCCGCCCAGGTTCGACTGGTCATGATCGACCCCAAGCGCGTCGAGTTCACGCCCTATGCCAGACGCGGCGGCATCCCCCATCTGTGGCGGCCCGTCGTCACCGAGCCAGAGGAGGCGGTGGGCGTCCTGACGTCCCTCGTGGAGGAGATGGAGGACCGCTACCGGATGCTGGCCGCTGCGAGCGTGGAGGATCTGGACGGCTACAACGCCGTGGCCGACCCTCTGCCTCGCATCGTCGTGGTGATCGATGAGCTCGCCAGCCTCATGCTCACGGTCGGCAAGGAGGTGGAGACGTTGCTGTGCCGCCTCGGTGCGGAAGGTAGGGCGGCCGGCGTGCACCTCGTCGTCGCCACCCAGAGCCCACGGTCAGACGTCATCACAGGACTGCTCAAGGCGAACCTGCCGAGCGCCATCGGGCTGCGTGTCACCTCGGTCACGGAGAGCCGCATCGTGCTGAACGAGAAGGGCGCCGAGACCCTGAGCGGCCCCGGCGACCTCCTGCTCAAGCTGATGGACGACGGGACGGCGAGGCGGTTGCAGGGGGCACTGATCACGTCGAAGGAGTTGGACCGGGTGCTCACTCACTGGACGGGGTAGAGGCTAGCGGATCACGCCGTGGCTGGAGAGCCGCTGCGATCGTGTTCAGGATGCTGACGTCATCGCCAAGGTCGGGCCGGATGCGCTCGGCAATCCAAGCATCAGCCTTGCGCAGAGCCGCCTCCAGCCATCGCTCGCGCTCGGCGTCAGGCCACGGCGCCAACTCGTCAACCGGAACAGGACTGCCCGTGTTATCGCCCGAGCACCAGACCTTGCCGTTGTCGACGTCGATCACCTCGACGAGTTGCGCCACCATGTCGCCGATCTCGTAGGAGCTCACTGAGATCCCTCCTGCCGCCGCTGGCGCCGCGCACGGAGGGCGTAGCACTGGTCCGCGACGATGCCGGCGACCACCGCGAGCAGGATGAGCGCCGCCACGGTGACGGGCAGTTGCCACCACTCCGTCCCCGCAGGCGACAGGCTCACGACGCGTCCCCTGCCTTCGGCCACCACGCGGGCTCCGCGGTCGGAGCGACGCGCTCGAACCGCTGCCACACTCCCGGGCCGTAGGCCGCAACCATCGCATGACCGTTATGGACCCGTAGCTGGCCAAGGTCGTTGGTCGTGGCGCAGCACAACGGATGATCGAACTTGTAGACCATGACCGTGCCGTCGGTGAGGGTCACGCGAAACTCAGTCATCGTTCGTCTCCAATATGTCCGTCCAACTCTGCTGGCAGCCGTCCCGTCTCCACGGCCCATCGCAGGATGGTCGATGTCCACCACCACGGCCGGCCGCTGATGGTGCCGTCTGCTTGGGGAAGGCGGTTGCGGCGGCGCTTTGCCCATTCGTGGACGGTCCCGATCCCCACCGGATAGCCGCGCTCGGTGAGGAGTGCTGCGATCTCCTTCTCGCCGAGGGGAATGTCAGGCGTGGTCATCGGCGCCGATCCTCTGGGGCGAACCGGCAGTCGTGGACGTGGCTACCCCACTCAGCGAGATGGCACGAGCAGGCTGTCGACATGCGGACATCCTCCTCGATATCCGCGCCCTCATCACCCACTAGAGACCGCGCCATGCGCCTGACGAGGCGCTCCAGGGTGCCGATACGCTCCAGCGCTTCGTCAAGGCGCGGATCCATGCAGTTCTCCTCAGTCATCGTGCATCCCTCGCATCCACGTCGGTCTCGCCCTGCGCCACCCCGCCGTAGTTGATGAGCAGGAACAACTCGCGCTCCTCGGCCTCGGTGCGGAGCTTGGTCTGGTACGTGGCGACGGTTGAACTGCGGAACCGGCGCTGGGCGGGCAGGGCCAGATCCTCGAACCACACCCACTCAGCATCCCTCGACCTGATGACCAGATCCATCGTGTTGAACCACTCTGCTGGCACACACAGCCGATCGCCGAGGAAGTCGAGGATCGCCTCGATGCGCTGCTTGCCGTCCACCACCCGGTCCGGCGCCATGATGTCCCGGCTGTTGAGGAACACGGCGCCGATCGGCAGGCCCATGAGCAGAGACTTGATCAGGTTGCGCTTGCGCTCCACGCCCCACACCGAGCCGCGCTGGTAGGAAGGATTGAGGTCGATCCGGTCAGGCACCTCGGCCAACATCCGGTAGTGGTCGACCGGGTAGGAGTACATCTGCGGCTGAACCCGCGGCAGCCCTCGGGTTGTGGTGCCCTCGGTCATCGCGGCAACTCGAACTGCGCAGCGGCCAAGGCGACGATCGCCATCAGTTCGTCCGTGTCGATCATGACGCCAGACGCCTCGAGCAGCGTCCATGTGGCAGCGTCCTTTCCGTCGTCGAGGTGGCGCTCCTGTACGAACTCCGGAGCCAACTGCCGCAGCATGGGGAGCGAACGGCGAACGATATCCCAACGCTCATCGGCGCGTGCCTCGCTGTCAGCGCGCCAGCGGTCCATGTCGGCAGCCACCGCCGCTCGTGCCTTGTCTGTCGCCTTGCTCATCGGTCGTTCCTCCTTGCGTCCGGGCTGGGGACCGGATCTGCGCATTACCGACGCCCGCCAGCGTCGTCCCTCTGCGAGTAGGTCAGTCGGTCAGCGCCATGTGGTAGCCAGCGAACTTGCCGCGGTTGTAGGCGTCGGCCTCGACGTCGCCCCTCTCGCGGGCAGCCTCGGCCTTCGCCAGATAGTCACGCATCCGCATGTCGAGTTCGCTCGTGGCCTCTGTGGCGCCCAGCCGGTTGATCAGTTGCACGGCATGGCTGGCAGAGTTGGCCAGCGCGATCCAGTAGGTTTTCCGGTCGTCTCGCGCGGTGCGGGAGATATCGAGCGCGTCTGCCGCGTTCTGGGTGGTGACGGCGATGTTCATTCTTGCGTTCCCGTTTCGGCCGGTAGCTGTCCGGCTCTCTTCAGGCGGGATGCTTCCCGCGACGGGGAGGAGTGGGTCAGCGAAGGGATGCGATATGGGCTTGGGTGCGCAGGTTGGCTGCGCGCAATTCCATGTAGCTAGCGGCCTCGAGGTTTCCTTCCGCACGAGCGTACAGTGCACTCATCTCCAGGCTGGCGATCGTGGCTTCGGTAGCGTTCATGTCTGGCTAGCTCTGACGGATGGCAGCGGCGCCGCCGTGCACCGTTGCGTTGTGGAGGTTGACCCATCCGATGGCGCTACCCTCATGGTTGGTGTTACTGCTGAGGTTGCAGGCATCGCAGCCCACGTTCCACCGCTTGCTGGGGGTGCCGTTCTTCAGGATCCTGGTCGAGGGGCCGATGGTGATGGTGGCGTTGGTGGCGGTGCTCATCTCGGTGGCTCCTGCGGGCTGGCTGATGACGTCATTGTCCCTCAAGACGGGACAGAGCGCAACCCCTACCGCCACTCCGTTACACGGGCGCGACACCCTCCCCGCCATGCTGAGCGGGATGGCCGCCCCTCACCTCGCCGCCCTCGCGCTGCTGGTCCTCGGCGTCCTGGGTGCGATCCGCTACGCCGCTGGCATCCTGCGTCCGCCCTACCGTCCCCATACCCGCGTCGGGCGTCGGCTGCGGAGGCTCCGGAGACGGGATCGTCGCCGGTGGTAGACGGCACTCCGATACCGTGGTATCGTGGTCGGCATGGCACAGGTAAGGCTCATCGAAGGCGCTGAGATCACTCCGGCCATGGGCTGGCGGGCACTCTGCCGCGAGGAACGGTGCCGGTGGAGCGCGTCGGACGTGAGCAAGGTTCGGGTCCAGATCGCCTGCATCCGTCACGAACACCCGTGCTGGGCGCCAAGCTACGGCAGGATTCGCGAGGATACGATCACACGGAGCAGGTAGCACACCTGCCCGATACAGCCCCGGCAGAACGATCGGGGAGGAGGCATCGACATGGCACAGACCCAGCCTGAGACGGTCGCAGAGGAGATCGCTAGGCTCACCCGCAAGACACGCAAGTCACCGGCAGAGCGCCAGCGGCTGGTCGAATTGCAGATCGCATGGTCGCAGGGCGAACAGGAGCAGCGGGCCACGGAGCGGGCACGGGAGGCCGTGTTGGTTGCCACCGATCGCAAGGACCACTACGTCACCCATCTGCTGAACAGCATCGGCGAGCAGACGTCTCTGATCGCGCGACGGATGCGTGAGAATGCCGACGGCATCGATCGCGACATGGCCCGTGCCATCGCCAATCTGGACGCTGGCTCCGATGGCTGGAGGCAGTACGTCGAGCGCGTCGAGTGGACGCTGAACGAGGCAGTCCAGACGGATACGGCCTTACGCGCTGTCCGCGCCATGGCCAGTTGCTCAGAGTTGCTGCAGGCCGTCGCCGAGAAGCGTCAGGAGCGCGCCCAGACCGCCACGGAGACGCAGTCATGACCGACCTCGCACAGGCCATCGTGGACATGACCGCTGCGGCGAAGGGACGGCAGGTCGCACGGGCCGAGCTTGACGCGGCCACGGAGCGGGTGGCGCAGGCGATCGTCGGGCCGCTGCGCTCTGGGGACAGCGTGACCTTATACCGGACCTCTGACGGGTGGGAGGTCGCTTGGGAGGCCGAGGACGTCGAGGACGTGCTGGTCTACGAGACCGTCACGGTTGGCGTGGAGCGGGTGACGTGGCCGATCTCCGCATCGCCGAACGCCAGTATTCACTCCGGATACCCGCATCCGCACGGCGCTAACGCGCTGGTGATCGGCAGCGCCGTAATCGGTGACCCACGCGTCGGCATCAAGACCATCGCTCCGTATGTCGCCGGCAGCCGCGTCGGCATCCTCGGGATCGCCCTGTCCTCTGACTCGACGTACACCCTCCACCTCGCCACTGGAGAGGAGCGACTGCGCTTTGTGGACATGGCTCCGGCCATCGTGGAGGCATTCCGCAAGCTGACAGAGACGCAGGCCGAGGCGTTCAGCAAGGGCGCCGAGACCGTGACCAGAACGGTGGTGCGCTGAGATGAGAGCGACGCTGGCGTTCATGGACGCCTTCAGTAACCCCAACGTGATCCAGTGGAAGTTGTGGCTCGCGCTGGCTGGGATCGCCTTCTACATCGCCGGGCCAGCCGTGTATATCGCGCTGCGGTACGACCCGATGGGAGCGCATTCCGAGGCACTGGCTACAGGCGCGACCATCTTCGCCATCGGCTTGGCGCTCATCGGCATCGTGGTGATCTTCTGACATGGCCACCTCCTCCACGATCCGCACACGCAGGGTCGGTCAGTTCGTCGTCGTGAGCGGGCTCCCCAAGGCACACATGGCCAGCCGACGCAAGACCAGTCGGAGGACCAACGCGATGATTCTCGGCATGCCGCGGTGGCTGGCGCTCGGCCTGCTCGTCCTCGTGATCGTCTCCTGCGTGAGTGTGCACTGAGATGGGCGGCATCAGGCCGATGCATCTGATCGTCGGAGCAGTGGCCGTGTGGTTCCTGTTCGGCGGCGGCGCCCAGAGTTGCGGCACCGTTGGCAGCGCGGGTGGGTACAGCCACTCCGGTGGACACCACTCGCACCATCATCATGGAGAGGACTGAGATGTGGCAGCTTGACCAAGCCCTCGCAGCGCACCGAGACCGCCCCGGCGACGCCACGCGGCATGCCATCCTGGCTGCGGCGGACGCACTCACGGCGAGCATCCTGCGGCGCGACGGAGGACGGCTGGGGTGGGCTGCCATGTTCGACCGCCAAGCGCACAGCCTGTTGGAGGTGGCAACGTGAATCTGCCTGATGACTGCGAGTTGACATATGCAGTCTACTCCGAGGCATGGTATGCGAAGGCCTTGACCGCGTGCACACCGAGCATAACCATCATGGCCAGTCACAGGGGAGGCGGGGCGGCGTGGGAGTTCGACGTGGAGGAGCACGATCTAGGCAAGCCTGCACTGCGACTGCGCATGTTCAGCGACTCGTGGGATGCCTTCGCGCAGATCCCGGCGTTCTTCACGGCGCTGTGCGTAGACGGCCCGTGCACCCTTGTGGACCTACGGGAGATACTAGCCCGTCTCGGTGCGCGAGACACCACCCAGCGGAAGCATGGAGTGCAGCCGTGATCCCGCAGACCGAGTACGATTCACGCTACCCGCACCTGACGCCGTCCGCTATCGCGCCTTCCGGCCTACTGGTCAACGTCACCTGCGAGAAGTGCGGACACCGGAACCGCCTTGAGCGCAGGCGTACTGCAGCAGAGGTGTTTCATCTCGTCTGCCATGGGTGCGAGGCCATCCTGCGCACGGAATACGTACCGACATGAGCGGCGGTCGCTGCGTCCCAGAGCCGCTCCAGCGGACCATCGTGTGCGCCTACTGCAAGGAGACCCACGAGGTGATCGACTCCATGCCATCGATGATTCAGGCTGTTCGCTGCGGAGAGGAGACCTACATCGTCGGTATGAATTGGCGAGTGATGCACCCATCGCGCGCCGATGGCACGCATATACCCGGATACCTTGCGAGCCGCCCCTACGTCCCAGAGGAGTCCGAGTGACCACCGCAACCGCCGTCCGTACGCACCTCATCGTCGGCATGGCCTACACGGAGGGACGCTGGTACGCCCTCTGCAACTGCGGGCAGTGGACGGTTGCCCCGACCGCTGACGAGGCGCTCGACGCCTACTCGCTGCACCAGGACGGACCGATCGCCCCGCAGGAGGCAGCATGATGGCGACAGATGACGTGCTCACGGAGGGAGAGACCCTGCTGTTCGAGCCCTGCGCTGGCGAGCCGCTTCGTAAGCGCGCCTTCGCTTCGTGGGCTATGCAGCATGGCGCTACTCTGATCCGCATTGTACGTGCAGCGCAGAAGATCCGCGAGCACCACAACCAAGGCTTACCGGTCTACCCGTGGCATCCGCTTGCGACCGAACTGGACGCTGCACTCGACGCTCTGGGGGATCCCTAATGGCGACGATCACCGTCCCCGACAACGGCAGCATCTGGGCGTTCGGAGACAGCATCACGGCCGGATCGTGGCTGCCGCATGTGTCCGACTGCTGGGTGTCGCGGGTCAACCTGCGCATCGGCGGGGACGGCTGTGCAGCGATCACCAACAAGGGCGTCGGCGGCCTGATGCTGCATCCCGGTGCGTCCACGTGGGCGACGCTGGAGCCGGTGGTACGCGCCGCCCTCGCCGCAGGACCAGCGCCGACCTCTGTCATCACGCTGATCGGCACGAACGACCTCACCACGCACGACTTCCGCGCCATGCCCGACCCCATGTCTCTGGAGAACTCCAAGCAGGCCATGATCGCCGTGGACGTGCTGCTGCAAGTCGCAGGCGTCAAGAAGCGGCTGTGGTGCACGATCCTGCCGAGAGGGCCACGGGCTGCGCAGACCAGCACCACACTGCCCACCGCCCAGCCTGACGGGTGGCTACCCGAGCTCGAGACGCGCCGCAAGTCGTGGAACGCCTGGATGCGCGCAATGTGGGGGCCAAAGGGACAGCTCATCGACCTCGACGGCGTGCTGGGCGAGGATGCCAACGGGATGGTCACTCAGCCCCTTCTGCTGGACGGGCTGCATCCGAACGCGTGGGGAGCCTTGCTCATCGCCGACGCCATGCCGCGGTTCTGGCAGTGATCCTCACGCCATCCGCCGTGCTCATGGTCATCGGCCTCTGGTATGGGCTCCGTGAGAGAGCAATCGGCATAGGGTTGGACGGAGAGTACGTGGTGGTAATCACGGGGCAGATGATGCTCGTGGCGTCGGTCATCTTGAGCGCCGTTCTTGTGGCGGTATCGGCATGACCAGGGGCCGCCTGTCTGCGTGGCTGTACCGCCTTCGCCATCGGCGCGAACTCGCGACCCAACGCGTGCTGGAGACGCTCAGCAAGGGCGACTACAGCGGCCTTGGGCTGATGCGTGACGCTCACGTCGGCGCCGGGTTGCTGTACCCTATCCTCGCTCGGCTAGAGCACGAGGGGCTAGTAGAGAGTTTCTGGGAGCCACACACCCTCGGACCGAGTAGGCCAAGGCGACGCCTTTTCCGCATCACGGACCTCGGCAGGCAGCAGACGCACTCAGACCGGAGCAAGGCATGACGACGCGCAGGCGTGGCCGCTGGCATGCACGCTGGCAGTGGCGCCGCAAAGTACTCCCCGGCGTGCGCCTTAACCTCAGTCTCGGCGGTCCCTCCGTCACGGTCGGGCCGAAGTGGTATCACCGCACCTTCGGGCGCAACCGCTCGCGTACGGTCATCGACCCGCCCGGGCCGGGATACATCGAACGCGTACACGGACACGGCAGCCACGCCCAGCACGGGCACGGGTGTGCCATCGCCATCATACTGCTGGTCGGCGCTGCGCTCTCCGTCACCTCGCTCTGGCCTGCGGGATGGGTGCTCGTCGGAGGCTCCCTGCTGGCGGTTGTCACATCGGTGCTGGATCGCGAATGACCGCAGAGCCCATCGCCAAGGTCGTCAGTGATCTGCGCTCAGGACGTGTTCGCCTGCTCGAACTTCCCGAAACGGAGCACGCAAAGGGCTCTGCAGCGGAAGCCCTGCGGTTGGTTATTGGCTCATCCCCAACAGTTGTCGACGCTACCGAGATCTACCGCTCCATCCCTCAGTCCGCTCGAGCGAACACCGTTTACGGGGACTATCCATGCATCGCGCCACCCTTCGGCGAGGCAGCCATCGGTTACGTGGACCGACAAGGTTGCGTCTGTGTACTTCACATGGTTGCTTCAGAGGCCACGGACACCTCACCCATAGAGCGATCCCTGAGCCCGACCAGGAGCCGTACCTTCCTGCCGTCGAACCCAACAGGAACCATCGACTGGGACCGGGTGCGGTGGAGCATGCATGCGATTGCATGGCTCGGTGGCCCATCGCTCCCGACCATGGGGCCGTGTCACGGCTGGGAGATATACATCTATGAGGACGGCTCTCCCGCCAATATCCAAGGCGGATATCTGTGGGGGCACACCATACCTGAACTCGGTGACGACTACGTCATCAGCCAAGACCGCACCCTACTGGTATTACTCGGCACCCTGAACTTCCTGTCATGCCGCAACGTGGAACTCGTAGAGCCTCAACGGCCTCGCCCAGAGCGTCGGCGCCTCATCGCCACCGGGGTGACCGTCAAAACGCTCAATGTGTATCCCGTCGGGCGTTCCAGCCGCGGGGGCGCAGGGAGCCAGAGCGGGGGCGTGCCGCTTACCAG